ATATAAAATTTCTACATCAGTTAGATCACCCTCTCGTGCCCCATGTGCACCTCCTGATCCACCAACACCCGCAGGTAAAGAGAAGGTTCTTCTCATCCACTCTTCTAACAGGTACTCATCATAGATAATCTTATCTTCTAACTCGTATACAGTAAAGCCAAGGTTAGCCAGATCATCTATCTGTTGATTATCTTTTGCTTTTCGTAAGAAGGTATCATGGGTTGGGCCTTGAACCTGTATAATTATACGCATATAAGGGAACANGAANTCNACNACCATACCCCCNAATTCGATTCTNCCNCCCTCCATTGAGCTCTGGAAATCNAAGTCTACACCAGCTTGAAATTTCATATAATTTACTAGGTAGTAGTACACTATTCTTTCTGGTAGTGTGCCCTTGATATAGTCATGTGGTACTGCTCGTGCTTCTAGTGGGTCTTCCCCTACTCTTGATCGTCTCGGCCCTCTCTTGTGAAGGGTAAACCAGTCCATATCCAGATTGATGTCTTCCCATCTGACTACATCCCTCTTATTTAGTTGTAACGCCTTGAACTCTGGCTGGGGAACATATATCTTGGTCTTCTTCCCAGCCTTAGTGGGGGTAATGCTAATGGGTCTCCACAAAAATTTCTTTGCCATTGTTATTTTGCCTCAACGAGGTTGACGTTCAAAATATTTTCCATATTGATTGTTCCATCATCTGACTCCTCATGCCTTTCAACAGCAAGTAATGAGAGAGAACTAATGTAACATTTATGTGACACACCATAGATGTCTATAAACTCAATAGGTGCTTTAGAATCTCTGGCTGCCTGTAGTTCATCTCGAATATCTTTGGGGCTACGATCATCTACTGCATCCCCATACACATAGTTAGCAGCACCCACTATATTGAAATTGTAGCCATAGAAAACCTCTGGTCGCATGAGAAATCTTAAGGTAAGTCCTTCAAGAATTGGTGTACTAGTATTTACTGCTCCTGTGTTGATGAAGTCTACCCTGAGTTTCATGTTGTAAAACTCTTCAGTTTTATCTGATGATGCAGTGCTTGGGTAGTTAGGATAAAGTTCTGTTACACCTGGGGCTGTTACATACCCAAATGCCTGATAAGTTGTACTGTTTTCTAGGTAGTAACCCACCTTCAAGTACCTGTCTGTGTCTACATTATCTGCCTCCACTAAAATAGAGGGGGTAGATTTCTGTATACGCCTGAAGCCTGCATCTAATCTACTGGTAAGAAGATAAGGTGAAGTATCAGAGGAAAGAGATATAGGAAAGGGGCTGGAAGCTACATCCCTGAATGGAGTGGTGATCAGGTATGTCTTATCTGCTACCCCCACTACAAGTTGTTTGGTTGAATAGGTATAGAAAGTCATTGGGTAGGTACTTACCTGAGCTGGAGTTGCACCTGAGAGTAAGTCATTTAGTTTGTGCCACCCTATCCCATCAAAACAGAATAGAGAAACAACAACATCAACTGAGCTAGAGCTTGCTTCATCATTGAACCAGTCTGCCAGTACATATAAATAGTTACTGGCAGTAACAGCAGCTCCATACCATCTTATCTCTGAGTATGGAAATTTGTCCCCAAGTCTGGGTGGGGTTACATCTGATAACCTTGACCCATTCCACTGGTATAACTTTGACATTACATTGAAATAAAGATACCCATTATATACTACTTTTACTTTGAAGTTTACAGACGGGGCGTTCTCAGAAGAGAAATCAAGTACCTTACGGGCTATGTTATCTTCTCCTACTGTCCACACACCATCGCTTCTAAAGACATATAAGTAACCAGCATATGAAATCATTCCAACTAATGGAAATCCACCAGCCCCCACAGTTACAGCACCTGGGTCAGGATCACCATTGTTATCAAGATCACCATATAAATCTGACAGATCATCTTCTGTACTGTAGTGTAAAAGATTAGAACCAGTTTGGTATGCCCAGACTTTTCCATTATGTATACAAAATTCAGCAAAGTTTTTTGACGCAACATCCACCCCTGCATCACTGATTGATCCCGCTGCGGTTATCTTTTGTAATCTTAAATTATAGGCAGAGGCAAATATATAATCCTCAGTAGCCAGACAGTTCAATACTACAGCAGAACCAGCAGGATTATATACCTCAGTCCAGTTTCCAGCAGAGTATTTTCTAAGACTGGCATTAGTACCAGCAAGTCTCCCCCAAGCATAAATAGTGTTATTGAATGTAGTAATCCCACCCTTATAAGCATCTACTGAATCTGATATGTCCACAGGCTTAGATGAAAATGATACCATCCCTGGTGCTCTAGTATCCACATCTCCCATTGTTTTCATGTAACCCATAGCATCTGTGTGCCACATGAATCCATATCCATGTCGCCAATCTGTCATGTTCAGGGGTTGGTACAGCAATAACTCTGCCATGATACTTGATCCCCCAGGCACAGAAGCTCTGGGGGCAAAGTCGGCTAAGTCTTTTTCTTTATAGGACTCTAGTGCTACCCTGTACTTCTTTCCATTGATACTTACATCACCAATATTAGACATACTCTACCTCCAACCCATAGGGTTTCCATCATACCTAAGATCACTTATCCCCTCATCTTCTCCTTCTAAGAACATATCAATGTCAGGTGCACGGAAGGCATTCATTCTCTTGTACAGCTCTGCTTCTCTAAGATACTCTTCGTGTAGTATAGCATATCTCTGCCTATCTACCCTGTTATCATTCATACGAGAGGCAAACAAAGTAGCCATGGCAGATAAGGTAACATATTCCTCTGGTACTACAGTTGTACTGGAATCAGCAGTAAGTTTCTGGGGGACAGTTGTGTAAATAATCTTGATCCTGCAACCTAAAAACCCGTCTAACCCAGCAGTAATGTGCAACTTGCTTGGCCATTCTTTAGGGGTAATACGAATAAACTTCAATCTGTACCAGTCATCATACTGCTCTCTTGCATCCCACAGTAAAATCTTATCCCCGTCTACAAAGTTTACTGTTGGTAGACCATCAATAGTAACTGAGTATGTACCAGCTACCACTGACTTTACATCGTGTAACTCTCCCTCAGCAACACCATTGTAACAGGATAGTTTCCAATCATTGTCTACCCCACCCAGATCACAGGAATCTAGGACAAGAGTTCCATCTGTACCATCATTTGAATAGGAAGCAACCGTTGCTTGTATCCTATGTGATGGACGCTCTAACCAGACCTCATGTACTCTATGAATGGCTGGGCTGATAGTAGTAAGGCTGTACTCTAACTTATCTTCCTGTACTACAATACTTGCATCTTCAGTAGTATCAAAGAAGGCTGGGAAGGCTGACTGTATTGCTTGATTGATAGCATTGTGTATTTCAATTGCATTGTAGATACTATGTATCTCATAGTCTACATCACTGGAAGGTATAACAGGGCTGGCATACTCTAATGTCAGGGATTTAGTTGCCTGTGAAAAGTCAGTAATCTTTCTGATTACATCTGCCCCTGTACTCAATAGCAACGCCCACTGATTATTCCAGGTGTCATCTGCCTGTAAAAGATTTGTTGTATCTATTAGAGTAGTTGTAGTACCACCTGTTGCAGTGGCATATCCACTAGGAATGCGCAATGCAAAAGGCATAGACAAACGAGTTGCAATATTTCTACGTAACTCTGCTCTGGTTATAGTTTGACGTGCCATATTTATTCTCCTTTATCGTGAATCACCACGAAATTCGTCCCCACCTGACCCATATTTCTTACTAATCTTACTCCACTCTTGAGCTACCACCATATTATCTTTTGGAACAGTAGCGTTAAGTAGGGCTTTACGTTCATATAGTTCTTGTCTTGCCTTCTGTCTCTGTCTAAATTCATCTGCAACCAGCTTAGGTACTTCAGTGGGCACACCTGGTTGTAAAATCCATTTCCTATGTTTGATTTTTATTTCATCTGCTACCATGATAGACCTCTGTACTCCGTTGTCATTGACAGTAGTAGGCACACCAGGAGAGACAACAATTTCTTTTGGTTGAGAAGCCAGGAAAGATTCAAATTGTAGAGCACTGACAGAGTTCTCTGCTCTGGTAGCAGAGATTGCCTTCTGGATACGCTGGGCTTCCTGTGCGATAAGCTGGGCTTTCTTATTGGGGTCATCAATACGAAACTCTTCTGCTCGCTTGTTTACCTCATCAATAAACTTTTCCTTATCCTTCTCCCACTTCTCTGCATCCTTATCGTACCTATCCATCTTCTCACGCAGCTTTGCTAATTCTTGTGCTTGCTGGTCTTGGTTATGCAGGATGGAAGTCTGCCCTCTGACAATCTGCTGTAACATCAATGAGATATCTAATGCGTTTAGGTTGCTGGCTTTCTCAAATGTTCCATCTACTAAAGCCTTTACAGCAGGGTCTTCTCCTACACCGTCCATACGAACTTGTGACTCTAGTCGTTCTATCTGTTCCGAGACATTATCAACTTTCTTTTTTCTCGGCATTTTATTCCTCACTTTCTGTTGTAGTTACACTTTTCATCCCACTGTGATCATCAAATATTCTTATCATATTCTCTACTTCCTGTTTAGCACCAAGATATATATTCAACAATGCACTCTGTTTTATCATTTCTTCTTGTCTCAAATTATAATCCCTAGCTGGATCAAAACCAGTGTTATCTGGATTCTTTGCAAGGTTTAATAATCTATCCAACTCTTCACATGCTCCATTTAGTTTATAGAACTTCTGTTCTTCATCCTTAGTTTTCTTATTGATAAATGCTGAGCGTATTTCCAGTTGTTGTCTGAACCCTACTGAGTTGTCTTCAAACCCATAGAGTGAACCACGCAGTAAATTCCAGCCATTGGGTTCTCGTATAGTAATCCCCATACCCTCTGCTCTACCAATCCAGTACTCAGCACTTGGACGTTGATGCCCCCACTCTGTATTGCTAGCCATCTCGAAACCAAAGATACCAATTTCTTCATATCCTTCCATGATTGCCATAGCCATCATGTAATCAAAGGATGATCTGAAATATTTTCTTCCAAACCACTGAGCATAAATATCTAGTGGGTACTTTTCAGCAGATGGGACGAAGGGAAACTTCTCTTGCATGTAAATTTCAAAGTCGTGCTCTTGCATCAACCATTCAAAATGTTTGGGGTCATTCATGTTGTCTGCCCTACTAAAAGAAATGTAGGGGTGTATCTGAAACCAACGATCTATCTTTGGAAAGTCCTGAACATAGCCCTCATTACAACCCCAAAACTCATAGTCCTCATCCCAGGGGGTTTGTTTACGAGTAGTAACAGCAAAGCCAACCAAACAAACTTTTTTCTTTGACACAGAAATCCTCTCAAAATTATTAAAAGGTGGGATAGAAATACATCCATCCCACCAGTCTAGTTATCCTCTACAATAATGTGTAGGTTATCCAACTCGTGAATAAACCAGGTACACATCCATCTGACCAACCAAGTTTGATGCACCAGAAACAACATTGATGTCCTGATCAGCAGAATAGATTTTTCCTGCACCATAAGCATTCAGGTCAGCAGTAAGGGCTGTAGTCAACAGCACATTTCGTGATGTCTTCAGCTCAGATGAGATAACTGTACAAGCTAAGTTTGCAGCCTGCATCCACCCAGCAGCATCATCACTATCACCAAGGGTAATAGCTGCACTACCTGTGTAAGCAGTAACAACTTTAGCAAGAACCTCATGCACAATCGTTCCAGCTTTCACATTGAATAACGCTGTGGTCGCAGCTTCGGTTGGCACAAGCACATCATTTCCAGTAGAGCCATTAGACCCTACAGTAACTTTTGCAATATGAAATAATCCACCATCAACAATCGGGGGAACCATCTCACCTTTGATCGGAATAGTTTTAGCAGCCATTTTTCACCTCTTAATAATTATATGTATTTACTTTGTCCAGATCAGTTTTGAATGTGATCCAGAATTTTACTGCACCAACTTTACTGTCAGTACCAGTTGTGAAGGTTGCTATAATGTCCTGTGCAGAAGTGTATTCCTTAGCCAGTGCAGCCCCTACATTTACAAGGGTAAGACTGGAAATTTCAACGGACAGTAAGGCATCAGCATCATCACTATCACCAAGAGTCAAGAGTACATCACTAGAACCTGCATCAATGGTAGATGAGATAATCATGCCTGCACTAAGAACCACAGTGTTAGCTGGAACTCTGAATAAAGTAGCAGTTACCAGAGTTGTACTGAAATTAGTCTCAGTTGAGACAGCAGTACGAACTACATCACGTGCCCATTCAGTCATACCTTGCCAGGGGGCATAAGCTGGGGGCTTTAGAATTTCAACGGTCATAGTAAACCTCCTTCAGGCTTCGTCAAACATACTAAGGGCTTTTACAATCAACTGTCGCTGAACGCATTGGTATGTTTGAGCACACGAATCCAATCAGAGTTTAGAACCTCAGGAGTCAATGTCATCTTCCACGCCAAAGAACCACGCTGATTCAATGGATCAGAAGCACCAGCAGAACCAACAGGTTTCAAGATAATGCTAACTGGATTGATTTTCTGTCCAGTCAAAACCTTGCCCATGTCATTCTGGTTATCAACATCTTTGGGTTCTTCNATTCCAGCCAAGCCCAAGATTGCNTAGGATTCACGACCAATGAAGAGTGCTGAGTAAACATCTGTAGTAGAACCTACACCTACATCAGCCCATTCCTTTGCATTGGATGTAACAAAGAATTTCATTCGTAAAAGTCTTCCTACATATCCACTGCGGATAGCTGAATTGGGTGCTTCCTGAACAAACATGTTCACGAAAGTTGGGTCTAACATCAGACTTGCCCAGGTGTGGGGGTGGATGATTACAACAAAGTCTTCACCATCAACAGGTAATGCTGAGGCTGCTTCTAGTGCAGCATATTGTTCAACAATATCTTTGTAGCTGATGTCATGTGCAGGTGAATCTAAATCACCAACAGCAGAC